AGCGTACTAGGATATAAAGTAGTTTCTGTTGAAAAACAAAATCAAACAAGAAATATCTATGCCTAAATTTGCTCAGGGTCGCTTTGAAATGAAGAACCCTGACAAATATGTAGGGAAGAAAACACCACTGGCTCGCAGCAGTTGGGAATTTGTTTTCATGCGCATGTTAGATGAACATCCTGGTGTAGAAAATTGGGCCAGCGAAAGCATACAGATACCTTATAGAGATCCGTTGACTGGCAGATATACAATTTATGTTCCTGATTTTTTTATAGTTTACAAAGATAAAAACGGAAAAAAACACGCAGAAGTAGTAGAAGTTAAGCCTAGCAATCAAATGATGTTAGAACGTGTGGGTAAGAGTCTTTACAATCAAGAACAATATATAAAAAATATGGCTAAATGGGAAGCCGCAAATGCTTGGTGCAAACAGCAGAGTGTGAAATTCCGTGTAATCAACGAAGATGACATTTTCCATCAAGGCGGAAAACGTAGATAAGTACATTATGACTAAAAAATTAGAAGAATTATTTAATCTAGAATCTGATGCCGAAAAGCCTACCGAAGTTGTAGAGCCAGTCAAAGAGCATCAGGAAGTTCGAAGCCTTGATGAAAGTTACAAAGCAGTGGCTGAAATAACCAAAGGTTTACCACAGATCAAAGAATTGGACGAATTAGACGATAAAGAACTAGATAGTCTAGCAAAAAAAGCAGAAGACGCCTATGACGATCTTATGGATTTAGGCATGAATGTAGAAGTTAGGTATAGCGGACGTATTTTTGAAGTAGCAGGAACCATGTTAAAAAATGCTATAGATGCTAAATCCGCTAAAATAGAGAAAAAATTAAAAGCAGTCGATCTTCAATTGAAAAAGTATAAGATAGACAAAGATAACAATGAAGACCCTAATGATGTTATCAACGGACAGGGTTATATCATAACAGATCGCAACGAACTGCTGAAAAAACTAGGCAGTAAGGAATAAATACACATATGAAAAGTTTTAGACAATATCTTGCCGAAAGCCAAAAAGTTTACAGTTTCAAGGTAAAAGTTGCGGGCGATCTTCCTGGAAAATTTCAAGAAGGCCTAAAAAATCGCCTTGATCGTTGTAAAGTGTTAACACTAGAAAAAATCACTACGACTCCTATACAAAAGTTACCTTTAGATTTTCCAGGAATGGAAAACAAAGAAGTGCATGTATTTGAAGTGATTTGTGAATATCCCATTACCAGTCCAGAAATCATTCAGGACATCAAAGGCATGGGATTAGACGAAGCATGTTTCAGAGTAAGAGGCAGCAGCGAGCCTTCAGAAGAAGAACAAGTTATTGCCACTAGCGAAACAAAAAGCGAAGCACTATTAAGTGAAACAGATCTTGATAAGAACACAGGCAAGATCAAACACAAAGATTATTTTGGTGATGATTTTAATAAATCATTTCTGAAAGATTTAGAAAAATCAAGCAAGGCCCGTAAAAAAGATCAGGGACAGACTGAATACAAACTGCCCAAGGCCAAGATCGACAAAGCAGGTACTAAGAGCCCAATGGGGAGTTAATTATGAATTTTCAAGAATTATTAGCAAAGATGCAGCAGTTAGATCGACCTGCATCTACAGTAGAACAAGTAACAGATGAAATGGGATGTGGAGACATGTCCCCATCAATGCCACCGGCCAATGAGCCTCCTGTGGCACCTCCTAGCATGAGCATTAATTTAAATGCTCAAGGTATGGACAACATTGAAGATCTAATGAAGTTAGTAACTAAGGTAAATCCAGATATGGACAAACCTAATCTTCCTCCTTTACCTTCTATGGGCGACATGCCAAGCATTGCTTCAATTAAACCTGCTATGCCTCCTTTAAAGATGCTGCCAGATCTAGACAGTGAGCCAGAAGGTGATCATTCTGAGCCAGATGCTGATAACATGGGCGGTCCAAGCGACAATGATGCAGATAATAAAATTGATGTCATTCAGAAGTCTATGGGGGACATTGACGGCGACGGCGACCATGATATGGACGACCATGATGCTGAGAAGAAAGATAAAAAAGACGAAAAAGAAGCATTTGGTAACTCACCAATTGGCGGTTCAGAGCCCGAGACAAAAGGTCTTGATGCTGCAATACCCGATGGTGACGATCTAAACAAGCCTAAGAAGAGTTTCAGTGGTAAGCCATATCGTGGCGACAACCCAATGGCTGCTAACGCATATGAAAGCACAGATTTACGTGCTCAAATCCGTGCAGAATTACAACGTAGATTAACAGAAGCAAAAAAATCTTGAAATAAAAAGAAAATGCGTGGTTCACGCTAACTCAAATAGGCTCTTCGGGGCCTATTTTTTTCAGTAAATAATTATATGGCAAAATCATTAGACGGTGTATTAATCAAGAAGGCTCATGCCCCACAGCGATATACACTAGAAGAAGTAAAACATCTCGAAGCATGTATGGATCCTATTACAGGGCCGTTATACTTCTGCAAGAATTTTTTAAAGATACAGCATCCTGTTCGAGGAGCAATTAAATTTGATCCTTATGAATATCAAGAAAGATTGATACAGGCCTATCACGAAAACAAGCAGTGTATCGCTATGTTACCACGTCAAATGGGTAAGACCACTTGCGCCACAGGTTATCTACTTTGGTACACTATGTTTGTACCAGAAGCACAAGTACTGATCGCTGCTCACAAATATGAAGGTGCGCAGGACATTATGAATCGTTATAGATACGGTTATGAAAACTTGCCTGACTTTATTCGTGCTGGAGTTTATTCATATAATAGAAATACAATTGAATATGATAACGGAAGTCGTATTCAAGCAACCACAACTACAGAAAATACAGGTCGTGGTAAATCTCTTTCTTTAATTTACTGTGACGAGTTTGCGTTTGTACAACCTCCAGAAAAAGCCAAAGAGTTCTGGACTGCACTATCACCGACATTGTCAACAGGCGGTAAATGTATTATTACATCAACTCCAAACTCGGACGAAGACCAGTTTGCTCTTATCTGGACTGAGGCTAATAACAGATTTGACGAACATGGCAACGAACAGAAATTAGGAATGAACGGGTTCCATAGTTATTTTGCACATTGGTCAGAACACCCAGATAGAGACGAAGAGTGGGCAAAAATAGAACGTGCAAAAATTGGCGAAGAACGTTTCCGCCGTGAGTTTGATTGTGAGTTTTTGATCTTTGATGAAACACTGATCAATGCAGTAAAACTAGCAGAACTCAAAGGTAGCGAACCTGTAATGACTATGGGTCAAACACGTTGGTATAAAGATATTGATCCAAGATGTACATATCTAGTGGCTCTAGATCCTAGTCTAGGAACTGGTGGAGACTATGCAGCCATACAGGTTTACGAAATGCCTTCAATGGAACAGGTAGCAGAATGGCGGCATAATCTAACCCCAGTACAATCACAGACTAAAAATCTTAGAGAAATATGTAATTACATCACAAGCAGAGGTAAAGAAAAAGGCGGCAACCCTACCATTTATTATTCAGTAGAAAATAACTCTGTGGGTGAAAGTGCTTTAATTTGTATCAGTAATATAGGAGAAGAAAACTTTCCGGGATTATTTTTGTCAGAACCTATACGCAAAGGCCATGTACGCAGATTCCGAAAGGGTTTTAATACCACCCATAAATCTAAGATCAGTACTTGTAGCCAACTAAAACATATGTTAGAAACTGGAAAAATGCGTATACACAGCAAGCCTTTGATCAGCGAATTAAAAACCTTTGTGGCACACGGCATAGGTTTTGGAGCCAAAACCGGCGAACACGATGACCTAGTTTCTAGCGTTCTATTAGTATTACGCATGGCTGCTATCTTAGCGGACTGGGATCCTAGAGTTTATGAAAAAATGACAGATAAAATCACAGAAGATCAACTGCCTATGCCAATTTTTGTAAGTACAGGGTTTTGATAAATACACTTATGAATGCAACTAACAATATTGCCACCGATTTATTCTATAAAATACGCAGCCGTTTTCGCGGTTTAAAATTAGGCGACGAAACCGGTCAACTTACCATTAATCCAGAAGAAGCACGTTTTTTTGATTTTGATTACATGGAAGGTGAAACGCCAATTGGCCATGTTAGCATCAGTCTAGCCGAAGACAATTCTATGAAAGTGTATTTCAGCACTGGCATAACAGAAGGCATGGACACACCGCAAAAAAATAATTGGTACGGATTTTTAAAAGAATTACGTACCTTTGCCAAACGTAGATTAATGGCTTTTGATACTAGAGACATCGCCAAAGATAATTTAGACAAAAGAGATTACGAGTTCTTGAGTCAGCATAATAAACCTAAAGAACAACCAAATACTGTAATAAAGCCCGTTGGAGAATCAGTCATGAATGAAAGCACACTTTATGGTACTAAAACCATGAGTTATCAGAAATTAATGGATACACGCCTTATCATCAAACACAGTCAAGCAGTGATGGATGATACACAACCAGGTGCAAGAACAAGAAATATTTCTGCACTGTTTGTAGAAAATCAAGACGGTGAAAGATTCAAATATCCTTTCATTCATCTAGCAGGTGCTAGAGCCATGCAACGTCATGTGGCCAACGGCGGACTACCATATGATGACCTTGGCAAAAGCATCATCCAAATGAGTGAAGAAATTGCACAACTAAAGAGTTTTGGAAATTATGTTGTTCGCAACGATCTAATGAATTCAGATACCAATGGTATTGTAGAACGTAGTACACAGGCTCTAAACGATCTAAGAGAAACTATTCAGAAATTATCTAAGCAAACACATTACGAATCATACAAAGAAAATTTCCAAGCCCAAGAACATTTAGAAATACCACAAGACGTTGTAGAAGAATACAAAGAAAAATTCACAGTTAGAAATTTCAAAGAAGATATTAAATCAGTATTTCCTGTTATCTATCGTCTGATGCAGGAAGGAAGCACATTAGGCTACGCTGACATAGTCGCAATGACACAAGAAAGCACAACCAACGACGAAGCCGAAATATTCGAGGATGACGAAGCCGAATCATTTAGCAAGTTTGAAAATTGGGTTATGACCTTAGGTGAAGAATCTGCTATTACATCGTCTGATGAGGAAGAACAAAAAGCAGCCATGAAAGAATTACAAGAACTTGTAGGAGAACATTTTCCTGCAGGAGCAGATGGCAACAATGCAATTCCAAGTTTAAAAGGCATCATTGATGATCCTCAATTATATCAGCAAATTAAACAACAGGCCAAAGAACAAGGCGAAGATAGTTGTGTGAGAGGGTTGGTTAAAGATTGGTTAGAATCCAATGCGCCTGAAGTTGTAGATCAATTAGATTTTGGGGACTTTACTGAAGAGCCAATGGCTGGAGAAGAGTCGCCAGAAGAAGAGCCGCAAATGGCAGACGTTGATCAAGAACACTCACAGAGATTAAATGTACAAGAATTGGCAGAATTTATAACTTCATTTTATGATCGAGAATCCGGAACTTTTCCAAAAGGTCCAGAAGGTGTAGCGATCATGGTAGGCAAGAAGTTCGGCGGACAGGCTGAAAGCGTGGCTCGTAAATTCGTAGAACGCATGGCTCCGCATCAGAGTACCGAACAAAATCCAGAACTGCAAGAATTGGCTCGTATCAAAGAACTTTCAGGCGTATAATTTATCAAACCATCCATAAAGGGCACTTCGGTGCCCTTTTTCTTTTAATATTGTCAACGTATTTTTATCTAAGGCGTTATATATATACGCACAGCAATTTTGCTGGCGTTAATTCAAAAAGGAGATTTCAAATGAAATCGATCGTAACTTTAGTAGCATCATTGTTTGCAGTATCCGCTTTTGCACAAGCACCGGCAGCACCTGCTAAGAAAGAAGAAGCCAAACCAGCCGCAGCCGCTCCAGCACCTGCTGCTAGTAAGCCTGCCGATAAAAAGGTCGAGCCTGTCAAAAGCGACGCCAAAAAAGCAGAGCCTGCTAAGAAGTAATCCAACTCGATCAGTTGTTCTAACATTTGATGATTGTGAAATTGAGTACGTATTTGAAGATGCGATACACAGAGGTTACAGCAGACCAAAGTTAGAAGAACTGGATGAAGATGATCTTCCTGAACATACCAGATGGAGATTATTTTTAGCCCGTCAGTTGGCACTTTTGAAGTACAAAGAAATCCACGGTTAACGTGGATTTTTTTTGGTAAGATAAATTAAAAAAATAGCAGATAATAGTTGACCTTGCTAAATAAAAAGCGCATAATACTGTTATGCGAAAGGCATATAACAAGTCATTTACATTAAGGCATAAGGAGGCTATAAAATGGCAACACTAGCAGAAATTCGTGCTAAACTTCAAGAAGCACAAAACAAGAGCACAGGCTCTACATCAAGCGGCGGCGACAACGCAATTTACCCCCACTGGAATATGCAAGAAGGCAAAGAAGCCGTAGTACGTTTCTTACCTGACGGCAACACCAACAATACTTTCTTCTGGGTAGAACGTGCAATGATTAAATTGCCGTTTGCAGGTATCAAAGGCGAAACAGATTCGCGTCCAGTTCAAGTACAAGTTCCTTGTGTTGAAATGTACAACGATGGTACAGCATGTCCAATCCTATCAGAAGTACGTGGTTGGTTCAAAGACAAGAATCTAGAAGACATGGGTCGTAAGTATTGGAAAAAGCGTTCATACATTTTCCAAGGTTTCGTTGTTGAAGATCCTCTTAAAGAAGATTCACAACCAGAGAACCCAATCCGCAGATTTATCATTGGTCCTCAGATCTATCAGATCATCCGTGCGGCATTGATGGATAGTGAAATTGAAGAATTGCCAACTGATGTACTACGTGGCCTCGATTTCCGTATTGCTAAAACTAGCAAAGGTGGATTTGCTGACTACTCTACATCAAAGTGGAGCCGTAGAGAGCGTTCCTTATCAGATGTTGAAAAGGCTGCTATCGAATCACATGGTCTTTTTAATCTATCAGACTTTTTGCCAAAGAAACCTACAGACATTGAGTTGAAGGTTATGAAGGAGATGTTTGAAGCATCTGTTGATGGCGAAGCCTATGACATGGATCGTTGGGGACAATACTTCAAACCAGCAGGTATGGGAGCAGCCACAGGTGATCCTAACAAACAAGTAGCGAGAGCAGCAGTAGCAGATGATCAGGTTGATGACGAACCAGCACCTGTATCTAAGCCTGTTGTAGCCGAGACAGCACCAGCAAGTACTGAAAGTTCATCTAGAGCACAGGATATCCTTGCTAAAATTCGTGCCCGTCAGGGACAATAATTAACACGGCTCGGGCCTCTAAGACATAGTTCTTACGCCCGAGTTCTTCTCACTATAGGATTCTAAAATGGCAAAATTAACAAAATTAGCAAAAGTAAATGAATCGATCACTATCAATCGTTATGACAATGCATGGATGGTTGAAATTGGTGGTCGTGACAAAAAAGAAGATTGGAAAAATACTAAGACTGTTTGTAACACAGAAGAAGAACTTGTTGCTGTGATCAAAGAGTGGAATTCAATGGACTTGGATAATTAATATGGCAAAAGCATTTGATATTTCTAAATTTAGAAAGTCAATTACAAAGTCCATTGAAGGACTTAGTATTGGCTTTAACGATCCAACAGATTGGGTCAGCACAGGCAATTACGCATTAAATTATCTAATCAGCGGTGACTTTCATAAAGGTGTTCCGCTAGGTAAGGTAACTGTGTTTGCGGGTGAGTCGGGCGCAGGTAAGTCTTACATCTGTTCTGGCAATCTTATTAAGGCAGCACAGGCACAAGGCATTTATCCTATTCTAGTTGATACAGAAAATGCGCTCGATGAAGATTGGTTAAAAGCACTTGGTGTTGATACCAGTGAAGATAAGTTGTTAAAACTTAACATGGCTATGATTGACGATGTAGCAAAGACTATCACAGAATTTGTTGCAGAATACAAAGCAATGCCAGAAGAAACTCGTCCTAAAGTTTTATTTGTGTTAGATTCTTTGGGTATGTTGTTAACACCGACAGACGTTAATCAGTTTGAGGCAGGCGATTTGAAAGGTGACATGGGTCGTAAACCTAAAGCACTTACAGCACTTGTTCGTAATTGTGTTAACATGTTTGGTTCATTGAACATTGGCCTAGTAGCAACTAATCACACATACGCTTCACAAGATATGTTTGATCCAGATGACAAGATCAGCGGAGGTCAAGGTTTTATCTATGCATCGAGCATTGTTGTTGCTATGAAAAAACTTAAACTCAAAGAGGATGACGACGGTAACAAGATTACAGAAGTTCGTGGCATTCGTGCTGCCTGTAAGATTATGAAAACTCGCTATGCGAAACCGTTTGAAAGTGTACAGGTTAAGATTCCTTACGAAACAGGTATGAATCCATATAGTGGACTGGTCGACCTGGCTGAAGCAAAAGGGATGCTCAAGAAAGAAGGAAATAGTCTTGTATACGTGACTGCCGATGGCGAAATCATCAAACAGTTCCGCAAGGCCTGGGAACGTAACGAGAACGGCGGTCTTGATGCTATCATGTCTGACATTTCAAAACACGGTGAAAAAACTGAATCTGGGATAACTAAAGATGTTATACCTGATTTGGAGAGCGCAGAATGAAAGAAGATTTGATCGCAGATATTTGGACACTGGTTGTCGAACATATCCCCGAAAAGCATCGTAAAGATGTGGCTGCAGATTTTGTTAATACATTGTTGGATTATGGCATCAAGGAATCGACCTTGCAGAGCCTGCAAGGCATCGACGGTTATCTTGACGGTGCCATTGACTATGCCATTGATGATGAAGAGATTGAAGCCGAAGAAGATGAATACGATTACAATGAAGATGAGGATTAAATGAATTGGTATGATCGGGTTTCTAAAGACATTTCACAAATCCCCGATGCTGTGGCATTTTATGAGGCTGAGTTACTAGCAGCCAAACAAGACGCCCGTATATCGGGAAACATTGAAAGGGCGTCGGCATCGATGCCCGGTATTGTTGAAAACCGATTTAACCAGTTACAAGAAATTGAAGGTATTTTAGAATATCTCAATATTGAACTTCGTAGACTTCGTAGTCAGCATTTCCGTAAGTATCTCGAAAACTATCAACGTAGCCTATCCTCTAGAGACTGTGAAAAGTTTGTAGAAGGCGAGGCCGACGTTGTAGACTTTGAAAAAATTATCAACGACTTTGCTCTGTTGAGAAACAAATGGCTTGGTATTATTAAAGCCTTAGATATTAAACAATGGCAGTTATCAAATATCGTTAAATTAAGAACTGCCGGATTAGAAGACGCCACTTTATGAAAATAGGAATATTAGGTTTAGGTTATGTAGGATCAGCAGTAGCATATTCTCATAGAAATCAACAGATAGTTGTAAGAGATCCTAAATTAGGAGACAAGTCAGCATCCATTGAAGAAATTAAAAATTGTGATGCTATCTATGTATGTGTTCCTACTCCCATGTTAGAAGATGGGCATTGTGACGACTCTTATGTTAAATCTGTTTTAAAAGAATTACAAGATTATAAAAATGTAATCATATGCAAAAGTACAGTGCCTCCGGGCGTTTATTTGCGATTACAAGATCAATATCCTAATCTTGTTCATGCACCTGAATTTCTTACAGCGGCCAATGCTATTGCTGATTACGAAATGTCAACATGGGTATTAATTGGTGGTAATACTGATTATTGTCTTAAAGCCAAAGAAGTAATACAATCTAGCACTATTAAGGCACAACAATACCATTTCACTAATATCTCTACTGCCAGTTTGTTCAAATATCTAGCCAATAGTTTTTTAGCAACCAAAGTAACTTTTATGAATGCGTTTTTTCAGTTAGCCAAAGAAGTGGATGTTGACTGGAATGAAATTAAAAATATCGCCAAAAATGATTCTCGCCTGGGAACTAGTCACTGGGACGTTCCTGGACCAGATGGTCAATTTGGGTATGGCGGTGCTTGTTTTCCTAAAGATGTTGCAGCCATCCTCGAACACGGGCTCGATATAGGAATTGAATTAGAATTACTAGGCCGTGTTGAAGATATCAACAAAAAGAATCGAAAATACGATTAAAGATTTTCTTTTACGTATTCTTCGATAGTTTTTGTCACAGTCCAACTAAAAGTTTCAGACAGTTTTGTATTATCCGCAAGTGTGATATATGCTTCGCCCATCCTTGGCTCAATCATAGAAATGTCATCGGAAATCATAGCAGCCAATTCTAAAACAGAGTGATTAGTTCCTGATCCAACATTAAAAACTTCCCCATACTTATCGTGAGAATCGACTTGCATTGCTAATATGTTTGCGGCAACAACATCATTGACATGTGTAAAATCTCTACGTTGTGTGCCATCGGGTACAATAGTCAACGGTAATCCAGATTTTTTCTGTCTTAAAAATAATCCTACTACTGGTGCATACACACCTCTCACTGGTTCTCTAGGACCGTATACATTGAAATAACGGAAGATAATAGTTTTTAGTCCAAACAATTTTGTGTACATACTACACAATTTCTCGCCTGCTACTTTAGATACAGAGTAAGGATTGAGACAATCGTCGGGCATAGTTTCTGACAGTGGCGGTTTATTAGCAAGCCCGTAAGCAGACGAAGTCGAACTATACATAACTTTTTTAACACCTGCCTCTCTGCTAGCCTGAAGAACTGTAGCAGTACCTAGTGCATTAGTTCTCACTGCGCCCAATGGGTTTAAAATAGTAGGTTGTATTCTTGATTCAGCAGCACAGTGAAATACATAATCTATATTTTCATATAGATGTTTTGTACTTTCATAATCTGCAATATCTAATTTATGATAAGATGCTTTTTCATTAAAATAAAATTGTTCGTGTACAGCAGAACTTTCATTATCGATTACTGTAACTTGATGACCTAGTCCAATCAATGTATCTACAATATGCGATCCTATAAATCCTGCACCGCCGGTTACTAAAGATTTCATAATATTATTATTTTCCTTACTTAAATTGTCTTTTTGTTTTTTACCCCAGAAATGATAAAAATATTTTTCAAGATTAGAATCTTCAAATCCGCAATATTTCTTTCCGCTGGTATGATTACCATTCCAAAGATTCAAATATTTAAAATTATTTTTATTTAAGATTCTGTCTAATACATAAGTATCATACCTTCTTACAAATTGTAAAATTTCTTCACTGTTCCAAAAACTTTCATATTGTTCTAAAAAATTATCTAATTCTGGATGTTTTAAATTAAAGGCGACAAAACCAGTGTCAAGTCCTAGGTCTTTGAGATAGGGATTTTCCCATTTATTTAGAGTTTCGTCTAATTTTATAATTTTTTTGTTGTTTACACTTAACAACTCATCTTCGCCTGGTATAAGTTCTTCTATCTTAGGAATTCTTTTTACCTGAACGTCTGCGTCTAGCCAAATACAATAATCGTAATGTTTTTTACTTTTTTTAATAGCAGATACAATAGATCGACTTTTTCGCCAAAACTTAACTTCTATACCGGAAAGAAAAGAAGGACAAGTAGTAAGATCTAGACGAGTGTTTATAATCCGTTGATCATCTATCAAAGATGAAATTTCTTTCTCAACAAAGAAATTACAATCTCCTGGTAATAGATCCCATGTATGCTTTACTTTGCTAAAAAAATGTTTGTGATACTCTTCATTAAATCCTGTATTCCAAGAAACTTTTATCATTTAATTAATCCTTAGGAACATTATGCCAGTAGGCAGGATATTTTTTTAAAGTTTCGAGAATACTTTTTGGATAATTAACAACGCTAAGAACCTCACTGTCGGTTTTATGATTAATTGCTGCTTTGGTATCTTTTCTTTTAAAGGCTTCTAAGATTTGTTCGGGATCTCTATAATCAGTCTCAATACAACTAACAACTTTGTTTTTTATAATTTCATCTGACCCCATCCAAGACCAATGCCAACCGACCGACTCATCAAGTCCTATACAATGATCTCGATTTTTTCTTTTGGCTATATCTTTGCTACCTTTATATAAATCGTGTGGAGTTTCAAACATAAATCGTTTAGCCACGACACTACCCTTCCATCCTCTAAATAACTTTTGATCAAATTTGTACATGTACATTTCTAAACCACAAGAAACGGGTTTATTATTTTGCTCTAATGCATTGAGGATTTTTTCAAATTTTTCAGGATTTAAAATTTCATCTAAATCACCATGTATAACAATATCATTACTATTACACTGATCTAAACGATCCTTAAACCCTTTACGCATGCCTGTCTCGCAGTAACTTCTGTGAGGATGGTCCTCTTCAAGATTAATACTTAGAACTTCTAATTTTTCACCGAACCGTTTCTTATATCTATCAATATTATTTTTTAAGAAAAATTCTTTAGGACGACTGCTTAGTGTTCGATCAGCCTCTACAACTATCCATTTATCAACATAAGTATCACTTATTTCTAAGTGAATATCTAACATGTCAAATTCATTATTAAAAAGAAATGTGTCTATTATCATATTTTAAAACTTATAAATTATTTGATATTTGTCATAAATTGGAAATACATTTTTTGATTCCAAATATTCAACAATCATTCTACCCTTTCCAGATCGACGTCCATCTAATAGATAAGCGTTATCATCTATTGCAACTATCGCTCCTTCTTTAAGAGAATTTTCGATAGACTTAAATTCTTTGAGATGATGATTAGCACTATCAAAATCGTCGTGCCATTTAACATCCCATGAATCTAAATAAAACAAATCGATAGCATCTAAATTATTTAAAGAAGAAAGCCAAGTAACGCTGTCTGAACAAAAAGATTTGTAGTACTTTTCATCGATAAAACTATTTGCCGTATCAACTGCAGATTGATTTATATCTACTGACCTAACAAAACCACCATGCAATTTTACCATCTCAGCAAATAAAAAACCACTATTACCGTCTTTCCAATTATTTGGATTTCTAACTGTCCCTGTTTCAATTATTTGAAAATCATTATTTTTCTTTTGTAATAGAAGTTCAAACATTAATTTAAAACCCTGCCCTCGATCATACAAACCTGGTTTACAATTTCTTTTTTCGCATGCTCCTGGTTTTGATACTACTTGATCAAGCAACGGTTGATAATTTTGTTTATAAGTTTCTAGCCAATTCATTTTTTACCCTAATAAAATTTGGTGGTCGAATTCTACAGATTGATTTGATTCATCAGGAACTGGAACATTCCAGTGTCGTTTGCACATAATAAATTCAAATTTTTCTAAATCATCAAAGTCTTTACAACGATCCGGAAGATAAAAAAATGCATTAACACCTCTTGTGTCCACTGTTAAAAAGTTATATCCAGCGGAAGATAAAAGAGTTTTAAATGCAGAAAGACTAGCACCACAGTTTTTGATATGATAATTGTCTAAATTAGGTTTAACTGAGCAAATCAAATCTGGACCATAAAAGGAAAGATATTCTGTGCAAATAATTGACGGAAAAAATTTATTAGAAAGTAATTCTTTTAATATCCAAAAGTCGATACTATCAATGTCTAAACTAAAGAAATCAGGTGACAAAGTAGACCAACTATTGATTAAATCTTTTATATTTGATAAATTGATTTGTTTAACATTATGTGTATAATTAGGATGAAACCATGCCTGATCTAACATATCGTGCCCAATACCATTATACCCATGATTCTCTATCAAATTTCTTAACATATTTTCGGTTCCGTTACCCGAACCTATTTCAATTGCTGTAAAATTTTTTTTGATTAATCGAGAAACCATTGTGTGAATAATACCATCTTCTAAATTCTGAGAGAAGTTTTTATATTCGTAAGATAATCTGTTTTTCATAAGAATATTTACCAATAAACGTAGCACATAAATATTCATATGAAAAACATTGTAATTGTTACTGGCGGCTTTGACCCCATACATTCCGGGCATATTGCCTACATACAAGAAGCACGAAAATTAGGAGATTTCCTAGTTATAGGAGCCAATTCAGACGAGTGGCTTAGGCGTAAAAAGAAAAAAGAATTTATGCCTTGGATTGAACGTGCAGCCGTGCTATCTGCCTTATCTAATGTTGATCGTGTAATCAATTTTGATGACAGCGACAACAGCGCCAAGGATGCAATTAGAAAAGTAAGGTCTATATATCCTAATGATCATATTATTTTTGCTAACGGTGGAGATCGAACTAATGCCAATATTCCTGAAATGGATATCAAAGATGAAAATCTGGAGTTTGTTTTTGGGGTAGGCGGCGAACATAAAATGAATTCAAGTTCTTGGATATTGCAAGAATGGAAAGCGCCTAAGACTGAGCGTCAATGGGGCTATTGGCGGGTTTTACACGAGCAAGGCCAAGAGGTAAAGTTAAAAGAACTAACCGTTGCTCCCGGCAAAATGCTGTCAATGCAGAAGCATAAAGAAAGAGCAGAACATTGGTTTGTGGCTGACGGTACTGCTACAGTTTATACTATCAATTCAAGTACTGATGCAGAATTGCACGGAGTATATAAAAAATTCCAACATATTCATATCAATCGTCAAGAGTGGCATCAATTGTGCAACGAAGGGGACACTCCCCTAAAGGTTATTGAAATTCAATACGGTGAAAATTGTATAGAAGAGGATATAGAAAGATTATGATAGTAGTTGACAAGTGGTATGCACCATTTGAGGATTTTTTCTCTCATCTTCCGGGAGGAGAAAGAATAGAAAATTTTGGTAAAGAATCTAGACTAGAAGCATTAAAATTTGTTTCAAAAAAAAGATCAGTTATAGATATAGGTGCTCACATAGGAATAAGTGTAAATCATTGGTCGACAGAATTTGATAGTGTCTATGCATTCGAACCTCTAAAAGAACATTATGATTGTCTAATCAAAAATACTGAAACGTTAAACAATATAAAATCCTACAATTATGGGTTGGGAAACTTTGAGGGTACTACAAAAGGCGCTTACCGTAGTTTAAAAAATAGCGGATCCTTTCAAATTATAGATAGTAATTATGTACAGCCCAGAAACGAAAATAAGATTAGAAATCTTGTAGATATAGAAATAAAAAAATTAGACTCTTTTGAATTTGAAAATATAGATCTTATTAAAATTGACGTAGAAGGATGGGAATTTGAAGTTATTCAAGGGGCTATTGAAACTATTAAAAAACATAAACCTGTTTTAATGATAGAAGTGTTAGTTGACCACCCTAACAAAACTTTAAAAACAGGCTATGACAGTAATAAATTAAATGATTTGCTAAAAGATCTAAATTATAAAGAATCGGCGCATATCATTCCAGACGATAAGATTTTTACACCAAATGAATAATTGGATATTTCTCAGTAAAGAAGGCAAAGATGAATATGTCAATATGTTTGCTATCGGCAGCGGCGGCCGTGTTATAAACACAGACGACTTTGATTATAGAGACAGTGACGACCCTATCATTCTTAGAGGTATCTTAAAACATAAGATAATGAAAAAATGTTGGCTAGATGGCCGAGATTTTTATTTTATGGATACTGGTTATATGGGCAATCACCGAGGACCTTTGAATCCTATGGGATGGAAATTTTATCATCGCATTGTTAAAAATGATCTGCAGCACAGCGAAATGATTAAAAGACCAGATGATCGTTTTCGTAAGTTAGCCATTCCGTTACACGATTGGAAAAAAGGCGGAAGAAAGATCTTAATCGCCAAACCTGACGAAAAACCTATGAAATTTTATGGGTTAGAATTAGACGAATGGTTACAAGAAACTATTGATACTATTAAAAAATATACCGATAGGCCTATCGAAGTTCGAGAAAGAGTTAAGAGTAGAGTAGAACGTACTATCAATAGCACATTAAAAGAAGCATTAGACGATGATGTTCATTGTCTAGTTACCTTTAATAGCAATTCAGCCACAGAAGCAGTAATGTATGGATATCCGTCATTTACACTATCACCAACACATGCTGCATCGCCTGTGACTAGCCAAGACCTTAGTAAAATAGAAACACCTTTTTATCCAGACAAGGATTTAGTTTATGCATGGGCCTGCCACTTGGCCTATGGACAATTTCATATAAATGAACTTAAAGATGGCTCAGCATGGAGAATTTTAAATGAGTGATGGTTTTTTACCTGTTTATGTAGGCTACGATTATAGAGAAGATATTGCGTACAAAGTATGCGAATATTCTATCTATAAAAATACGCCAAGCGCCGAAGTTAAACCTCTTAAACAGGATCAATTAAGAAGAGACGGATATTACACTAGATCAGTTGATCCTCTAAGTTCTACAGAATTTACATTTACTAGGTTCCTAGTTCCCCATCTCATGAACCTTGAAGGGTGGGCATTATTCTGTGACTGCGACTTTGTATGGGATGGCGATATACAGAGAGTATTTGATCAAGCAGATTCTAGATATGCAGTTATGGTAGTCAAACATAATTACAATCCTACAAACACCATTAAGATGGATGGCAAACCACAGACTCAATATCCAAGAAAAAATTGGAGTTCAATGATATTGTGGAATTGCAGCCATCCATCTAATGCCAAACTTACTTTAGAAGATATAAACAATCAGACTGGTTCTTATCTGCACAGATTCCAATGGTTAGATGATTCGGAGATAGGTGAACTAAATGTTCAATACAATTTTTTAGTAGGACATAACAAGCCAGAAGAATGTCACGGAGGCAAACCTATAGCCTATCATTGGACTGAGGGAGGTCCGTGGTTCCCCCAGTATATGGATTGTGAATATAAAAATATTTGGTATAACTATCTCATAGAATATTCTAACGAATTAAGCAGAAACAATGTGACTGCTTATTCTCCTATTACATGGGTTACTTCTCTTTCTAGAGAATATTGGGAATATTGTGCCAAACATACTATGCCCACATGGAGTAGACTACCAGGTGATGTAGTAGTGGTGTGGGACGACAAACCTGTAGACTTTCCTGTTGGCAGAACTTACAATTTTTGGAAAGAAGTGGCCAACCCCGATGATCCCTGGATCAAAGAAGGTATGGGAGGAACCAAAGCCGACAGATTCTGGAAGAAAAGTCGTGTGCAGGTATGGGCCGTTAGAAAATTCAAAGGTATTGTTATATGGATCGACGCCGATATAGCCGTAACTGCACCGCTGAGTCGCCCTCGAGCATTAGAACTATTGCATCCAGGAAAAAATGTTTGGGGAACATTAGACTGCGGCAGTGATCATCCACAAAAGTATGATCATATTGATACTGGAATTGTATCTTTTAATTCAAGACATTTAGAATTTGATAAATTTATTAAAGAATATTCCTTGATGTGGTATAACGGAAAGATATATGAATGTAGACAACCGTACGATCACTATGCAGTAACAATGCTAAGTAAAAAATGGCCCGTGCAAACTTTTGTACCGCATTGGTCCCAGTGGGCTTCGTCTACAGATGAATATCCTAACAGATTTAACATGCAGAACAGTTATGTCAAAGACTATTTCGAACACTATCTAGGAATAGAGAAAAAAGAACAATTAAAAAGATTAAACGGTGAAGAACCAGTTTCCAAAAAGGAAAAGAAAAAATGAAATTTGTAGTCTATCAGGCATGTTTACCTGCGACAAATAAAAACCTAGAAAAAAATGAAATTTTAAATAGATTTCCTTTGGGCGTAGCCTATCTAGGACAGGATGATGTTGTTATCCATGAACAAAGAAATCTCATAGAAGCAGATGTGGCCATGATGGTAGGTTGGGTACATGAAGATTCTGCAGATACTCCGCATTTAGTATTTCGTAAACAGATTATTAATGAGCAAAGAAAAAGAAATAAAAAAGTCTTGTTAGCAGATTCAAATTTGTTCCTTTATAAAGATAAAAGTAATCCAAATCATTATCTTAGATACAGTTACAATGGCATTTTTCCTAATACTGGAGATTATTGCGATCAAGATATCGATCCTAACAGGTGGAAGAATCTATCTCAGAACATAGGTATTGGTCTAAAGGACTATCGAACCTCTGGTAATCATATTCTGTTATGCCTACAACGTAACGGCGGATGGAGTATGGGTGGATTTGATGTAGTTGACTGGACTGCACAAATTATAAAAGAATTAAGAAAACATACCGATAGAGAAATAGTTATTAGAGCACATCCGGGAGATAAAAAATCAAAAAATTATCTTTCTCCAAACAACCTGATTAAGAAAATTGGTTTTTTAAAAGGTGTTCGTCTTAGTCGAGACGGAGTTGATCTATTAGGAGACCTTAAACACTGTTGGGCTGTGGTAAATTATAACTCTAGTCCTACAGTAGGCGCAGCCATTGAGGGATTTCCTATATTTGTAACAGATCCTGAACGTAGTCAATGTAAAGAGATTGCAAATACTGATTTATCAAAGATAGAAAATCCAAATTTACCGGATAGACAGAAGTGGGCCGAACGACTTGCTATGTTCCATTGGAACTTTAATGAAATAGCCAACGGTGAATGTTGGTCACACATGAGAAAATATGCTTAATATCGAAGTTATCACTAGTTTTAATCAACACTATTACGACCTCATTGGTAAAGATGCTGTCTCTACTTGGTTGAAGTACTGGCCTAAAGACATGTCCCTAACTTGCTATGTGGAAGAATTTGAATTGCCCGCTGATCCCCGAATAAACCAAGTTTCTTTCGATACGTTTGAAAAAGAATATTTTACATTTCAAGGAACAGAGCATAAACAGGTTAAGAAGTTTGCTAAAAAAGCATGGAGTTTCATACATGCTATGCAGCACTCTACTGCTGATAGGATCGTATGGTTAGACGCAGATGTTTTACATACCGACTACATTGAGAAAAAATTTCTCAATGAAATTTTGCCCGATGATGTGTTAAGTACTCACATGGGCGTAACATATTTTTCAGCCAAGGACGGCACACCTGGTAGATGGTTTGTTCCCGAGACTGGTTTTTTTGCTGTCAACACTAAACACAAACTTTTTGATCAATTTAGATCGGAATATAGACGTCATTACGTAGAACACGATCATAAGAACATGAGAAGATTCTACGACAACGATGTCTACGGATATGTATTTGAGAAATTAAAAGCCCCAGGTAATGATCTTTGTAAAGATTTTACCAAAGGCTACAAAACACCAATGAGACATACTGTATTAGGACCTTATATGCAACACTATAAGGCCAAGCACAGCAAAGCAGAATTTAATTCTGACGACTGACCCAATATTTTTCGGTTCTAGGTCTTATAAAATCAGTATTGAGGCTCTTTCCGTAGTTCTTTCTATTGCCTTTGAGATGATCTAGGTATGCACCCCACTCACTATTGATTAACGGATGACCCTCACCTTTAATCAATCCCTTACACCAATCATTCCATTGCCATTCTGGGTGTCTTAGTTTAACTTCTTTACGAACTTCGTCAAATACCCAACAGTCGTTCCATTCACTGAATTGGAATAATCTGCCGCTGTCATAAGCCTGCTGGAATTCAAACAAAAATTCTTGTGTAAAAGGGTCTTTGAGATTCATAGAATACAAACCACACTCGGTAAACTTCTTTTCTCGACCTAAAAATCCTAGACCAATATGAGGTTGCGACATCTTTTCAATAAAATGATGGGGAATAGAAGTGTGGCATACCATATCGGCATCCATCCAGAACAACAAATCAGCATCGGTGTTACGTGCTGCATGACAGACTGAATAGATCTTATGACTGAAGCGTATAGCATCCCATCTAAAACCAACTCCTGGCCTTTTTCCTTTCTTATCAGGAGGACCAGTAGGAACTTCTCCCTTGGCTCGAGGATCGTTGCCCCATTTATTTTTAAATGCTACTAGATCCGGACAGGATTCGTGTAAATCTCTTACTACAAGATTTTCTGAAGACTCATCTATGCTATGATCTTGAGGATAAGCATACAGTGTGATATCTTTTGGCCAATGTTGTAAGAATGTCTGTATCATTCTTTTGGCATATTTGTCATAACCTTCTTTATGGAAGGTAGTAACTACGGCTTTTTTCATTTAGTTTGGTATCTCTTGATATCTGCTTCTACCATCATTTTAACCAGATCATCAAAACTAGTTCGTCTTTGCCATCCTAGTACTGTTTCTGCTTTCTTAGGATTACCGCAAAGACTGTAAAGTTCAGCAGGTCTCTTGAATCTAGGATCACTCTTGATATATTTTTGCCAATCGTTGACACCTGCATATTTAAATGCACGTTCTAGTAGATCCCCAATGGTATATTGAATACCTGTGGCAACAACATAGTCACCTGGCTGATCTTGTTGTAACATTAACCACATGGCTTCGACAAAATCACCAGCGAATCCCCAGTCTCTCTTAGAATCTAAGTTTCCTAAGGTAATGCTGTCGGCTAATCCGCATTTGATTTTCGCAACACCGTCTGTGATTTTTCTAGTAACAAATTCTTTACCACGAATAGGACTTTCGTGATTGAACAAGATACCATTTGATGCATGCAGACTATAACTTTCTCTAAAGTTTACTGTAATCCAATAGGCATAGAGTTTAGCAACACCATAAGGACTACGTGGCATAAATGGTGTTAATTCGTCTTGAAGGCCTCCCGATAGTTCTATGCTGTTTCCATACATTTCTGAAGTGGATGCTTGATAAAATCTAGTGTCTGGACTATGTTGTTTAACCGCATTTAAAATGTTAAGTGGTCCTACAGCATTTACTTCAGTGGTAAGTTTGTTTAGATCCCAACTGGCTCCTACAAAACTTTGGGCAGCCAGATTATAAAACTCGTGTGGCTTTATGGTTTTGATCAAATGATTCATGTTTCCGTCGTCAGTAATGTCGCCGGTAATTAATTCGATGTCATTTTCAATTCCTAGAAATTTTATGTTATCTAAATTGGGATTTGAATATCTTTTTATTAAACCATATACCTTGTAATCTTTTTCTAACAATAGTTTTGCGAGATACGGTCCATCTTGACCTGTCATTCCTGTGACAAATGCGATTTTTTTCATAGCGATCCTATATAAAGTGAGCAGTTTATTTATTATAGAAGAAAACGCTCATCGCAATTTCCACTGAAAGTAAGTTTTGTGGATTTCTACGATTTGGTAGTTGTGGGCTTTCAAAAAAGTTTGATTTTCTTTAGAAATTAATTCCGGTCCTTCAATGATTATCAAAGAACTCCATCTTTTAAACAACGGTAATAGGTCTACTAGATGATTTTGATGATCTAGGTCAAGTAAAATTACATCAACATCATGTAAAGAATGAATATTATCAAAATTTTCTCTGTAAACAATGTTTCTTGCACGTATGACCCGTTGATGATCATCGACTAGAAAAATCGTGTTATAAGAATCTATGATTTCTTGAACATTTCCCCAAGCATTGCCAACGACCAAAACATTTCGGGCTTTTTTGTTTAACTTTTTTATCCGTTTAGCAAATTTACTCATGGTTTAATTATTAAATACTAGGATATTTATATTCTAGATGAAATTCAAATTATGGAGAGAGCACGGTGCTCTCAATAGCCCTCCTATCTTTGCCGCTGTTGAGCAGGGACTCAAAAAAATCGGCATGACCATAGTCGACGGAGATCAAGACATTGACGTGATATGGTCAGTTTTGTGGCAAGGTCGTATGATGCCTAATAAAATCATCTATGAAAAGGCCAAGTCATTAAACAGACCAATAATGATCATAGAGGTTGGTAATCTCCTAAGAGGAAAAACTTGGAGGATCAGTCTCGATCACATACACGGATCGGGAATTTTTGCCAACACTGATAACCTCGACTCCTCTAGGCCTAAAAAATTAGGTATGACATTAAAAAATGTCAAAAATCCTAGGAAAGACTCTATACTGATCGCCTGCCAACATGCCAATAGTCTACAATGGGAAGGTCAGCCTACTATGGGGCATTGGGTATACAAAACCATTGAAGAGGTTCGTCAATACTCCGACAGACCTATATTAGTTCGACCTCATCCAAGATCACCTTTTTCCATAAAATTGCCAGGAGTTGAAGTTATCACACCTGCAAAAGTACCTAACACCTATGACGATTTTAATATTTCATATGATCATCATTGCGTGATCAATTACAATAGTGGTCCGGCTGTAAAGGCAGCCATTGAAGGAACACCAGTCATCTGCGACCAAACTAGTTTGGCATGGCCTGTCTCAGATAAAATTGAAAATTTAGACAAAATTTCACTTCCGGACAGAGAAGATTGGTTTTTAAAACTCTGTCATACTGAATGGACTGTGCCTGAATTGCAAAACGGTGAACCATTTTCTAGATTGTTTTTAAAATAAAAACTTGACTTTTAGTCCTTAGGTGTGTACAATAATAATATGTCAAATTTGTCATATATAGAAGATATTTTTAATCAGTTCTACACTTTGATCTATCAACAACAACTGTTGATTTCAAAACAAGATCTTACGGCTACTTACAGCCTACACGAATATTGTATAGACGACAATAAATTCCTCACACTAAATCAATCTAACTATCTTTTGAAGATTTTATCCAGATATCAATCCGAATCTTCTCAACTAGGTTTAGATTATAAAGATAGTCTAATTAGTCCACAATGGAAAAAAGCCTTTAGGACTTTGGATCTTTCTAAGAAAGTTTTTGTTGAACAAGACAAAGACAAAAAATGGTGGATTTGCTTAAAATTTCCATTTTCTCTCAAAGAAATTTTTGAGAAGGAAATTAAAAATGAAAGATCAAATAGTGATAACAACAAATGGGATCACGACAGAAAATTAAGGTTAGTTGAAGTTTATAAACACAATGTGATGCATATAAACGAGTTTGTAAATCATCATGGATTTGACATAGATGACACGTTTTTGTCACTGGTCAGTGAAGTTGAAGAGATCTGGCAGCAACAAGATTCTATTACAACCTGTGCGGTACATGAAGATGGCTCAGTGAGATTAGTCAATGCTGTTGCCGATGCTGAGACCTATTTCAGTGAGAGAAAAACTGGTATTTACGAAGAGGACATTTTCCTGGCAAAAACCATGGGATATCCATTGAGATTGTCAAAAGTTGCCAATTCAGTTTTAGAGAACATTTGTTCAAAAAATACAAATCAATTTTGGTTAAAAGAAAATAATAAATTTTTTGAACTGCATAAACAGGCAGGCGGCAAGTCTGCAATACTTCTGGATAGGAATACCAAAGACGTTTTAGGATGGTTGAAAAAATTCGTTTATGAGGCAGAAAATGCTGATTGTAGCGACCAAATTAAAATCTGTTTTAGGGAAAGTGGAGACGACCAATCTGAATTAAATTCCTGGATCAAAGAAAATAAACTAGGTGGTAAGGTTGAACAAGGTAAAATTTTTATCTTTCTACAAAAGCCACCTAAGTGGTTGTTTAGAGACAAAATAGATGTTAAAATTATAGGTACGAATTGCTATGTACCACCACTAAGCGATTCTATAACATCGCCGTGGTTATTTGCACATCCTTGTCTATGTTATCTAGGGGACATAAAACCAACGGTCATAAGGAACTATAAAATTGTCAGTGTGTAAGTTAGTAATCAAGGACGAAGTTAATATCAAAGTTGAAGGCCTCAGTGTCGAAACTAGACGTAAAGTTGTCAACGCACTGAAATATGATCTGCCTTATGCAAGACACATGCCGGCTTATAAACTGGGAAGATGGGACGGTACAAAAACATTTTTTGGTATTGGTGGAACTGGTTATCTTGCACATCTAGATGTCATACTTCCTATCATAGAAGACTCTGGATATGATATCGAAGTTGAAGATTTACGTGAAAGTAATTCACTAAAGTTTGCACCAATAGGAGAAAATTATTGGGCTGACCAAGGTAAGACTTGGCCCAAAGGTCATCCGCAGGCAGGACAGCCTATTGTGCTAAGAGACTATCAATATGACGTTGTCAACAAGTTTTTAGAAAATCCACAATCATTACAGGAGGTAGCAACAGGTGCAGGTAAAACGATTACTACAGCGACGTTGTCGCATCTTTGTGAACCGTATGGTCGTACGATGGTTATTGTTCCGAACAAATCGCTTGTTGTCCAGACTGAGGAAGACTACAAAAATCTAGGTCTCGATGTAGGTGTATATTTTGGCGACCGTAAAGAATTAAACCGAACACATACTATCTGTACATGGCAGAGTTTGAATGTGTTAGAAAAGAAAGGCTACGACGATGCTACGCTGACATTGGCAGAATTCTGCGAAGGAGTTTGTGCTATTATCATCGACGAAGTTCATCAAGCCAAGGCAGATGTACTAATGAGATTAGCCACACAAAATTTTCGTAACTGTCCCATACGGTGGGGATTAACAGGAACAATACCTAGAGAGAAATGGGAATTTCAAAGCCTGCTAGCCAGCATTGGTCCTGTGATCAACCGTGTCAGTGCCCATGATCTGCAACAGAAAGATGTATTGGCACAATTAGATATACAGGTGTTGCAAACCACCGACGTACAAGTTTTTAGATCCTATCAAGAAGAATATACCTGGTTAGTCACTGACGAACGACGATTAGATTGGATCGCACAAAAAATACAATCTATATCAGAAAACGGCAATACTCTTGTTCTAGTAGGAAGAATAGATACCGGAGAAAAGATAATAAAAAGAATTCCGGATGCAGTTTTTATTAATGGTTCTGTAAAATTAGACGACAGGAAAGAAGAATATGATGAGATTAAAACCAGTGATGGCAAGATTATTGTGGCGACTTACGGTGTGGCCGCTGTGGGTATTAATATCCCTAGGATTTTTAATTTGGTTCTTTTGGAGCCCGGAAAAAGCTTTGTCAGGGTTATACAAAGTATTGGGCGAGGCATTAGACGAGCAGAAGACAAAGACTTCGTACAAATCTGGGATATCACTTCAACCTGTAAGTATGCCAAACGACACCTTACGGAACGTAAGAAGTATTACAAAGAAGCCAAATATCCATTTACATTAACTAAAATTATTCTATGAATTTCTTTAAACCTAAAAATAAAAAAATACAACTGCGTTGTCATACGACCATGCAGAGTCTTGTAGATCTCTTTCCTCCTGAGGTTAATAAAGAAGGATTACCTAGTTGGTACAAAGACCTGCCTAAAGAAGAAGGATGGGTAACAATTAGACATTGCAACGGATTTCAAGACCTTTACAAGAACAGTATCATAATTAGATCTTGGTCTGACATAGACATTGAAGTAAGACCAGACGGATCTATAGCATATGATTTTGCCTGCAAAGATGAAATTAAAACACCGTTAGAAAGACATCATATTGACAGCCAGGCGGCTAATGCATGGCCGGGATACTGTAATATAAAATTAATGAGTCCGTGGTATTTCAAGACCGAAAAGATGCATAAGTGGTTGATGTTGGCACCCACATGGGATCAAAAAGATCCCTTAGAGTTTGGTATAGTTCCTGGTGTTGTTGAATTCAAATATCAACACGTGACAAATATCAATTGTCTATTAAAATTAAAACCTGAACCTTATACAATTCATATCAAAGCAGGTCAAGCATTAGTACAACTATTGCCTTTGTTTGATGAAGATTGGGAAATGGATATCGAGTTGTTCGATGATCGAGACTGGATAAAATATTTCGGAAGATGGAATCATGCGTTTGGTCTGTCTTACCAAAAAACGAGAGCGATGCTGGAGAAAAAGAAAAAATGAGAATATTAACACTAAACAATAGAGCCTTTGATTTAAATGAATTACCAGATGAGGTCGATGAAGATACTAGATTCAGTGTACTAGATAATAGTAACCCACAAGATCCAGATTTCTTTTTTATGCCTTTGATATTTTTGGAATCGTTTAATAGTCCAGCAATATTGTTAAACATAGGCGGGCACGAAGTACAAATGCCGTTGGATTGGTGCATGGTAGTTGGTGACAAAGAATGTGGCCTTGACCCAGAAGTGTTACCGCTGACTAGTATTAATGAACGAGGCTTTGATGCACTGATTTTTAATCCTGTTAACGGATTTAGAGCAGAGTACATGCCAATTGAAATACTAAACATCTATCAAGACGTAAGATGGTATTTTCCTAAAATGAAAAACGGTCAATTGTTAACTGTACCGTTACATGATGGCGATAGTCCTCCGTGTGCATTTTTTGTCAAAGAAGTTTCGAGACAAAGTGAAGTACTACAATTACATAAAATGATATAATGCCAATGGACAGTATTATGTACCAGGATGATGCTTTTAAACGTCGATGTATGGGATGGGAATTAAAATATTCATTTTGGCCACGGCGCTGCCATTATACAGGTAAAATGTTATGGTTCACATTAGCATATAAAGGTACATCAATGTTAACTGGTCCTGGTGAACCTATATTTGAATTTAGATGGTGCGAAAGACACGAATACTTATTTTTAAAAATCAAAGGAACAATATGAAAGCAGGAAAAGTATGGGGTCAAACAGAACTCCTTGAAGCCAACGGTGTATTAGAGTTTCACCGTATTGAAGCCCGGAAAGGCGGCACATGTTCAAAGCACAAACACAAATTTAAGTGGAATGGATTCTTTGTAGAAAAAGGAGAAATGATCATTCGTGTTTGGAAAAATAACTACGACTTAGTTGACGAAACACTACTAAGAGCAGGTGAATACACAAAAGTAGCACCTGGAGAATTTCATCAGTTTGAAGCAGTAACTGACTGTGTTGCCTTCGAACTTTATTGGGCAGAGTTTGACCACGACGATATCGAGCGTGAAACTGTAGGATTTGCAAAAAATGGGAAATCTTAAACCAGGCGCCACCTATACATACGAGCATCGTGATGGCATCGTATATGCTACCGAATCCGGCACGACTGAAAAAATTGTTATAGGTTGGGACCATAAACCAAACAAGCCAGGTGATGGCAGAGAAACTTACTTAGAGTCAAAGGAATCTCTGTTTTGGAGAGAGATTCGAAAGGCAGCAAAGACAAATCCCGCTTTACAAAATGCCCTAGATCAGTGTATAATGCTTTATCACCTGAGTAAAGAAAATGGGAAAGAATAAACACGTAGACCTATTCAAAGACATGATACCCGCAGTAGATATGGGTATTAAAGAATTGTGGGACGCCTCTCCAGAAGAAGGTCGCAAAGAAATCAAAGGAGATCTTTGGAACCTTAACAGATATGTTAGTAGTTGCAAAACCAGCAACAAAGAACTACAAGAACACTATGTTCTAACTACCAACGAGTTCTATAACAAACAATGGGCAGGAATACAACATCATCCTAAACTGCAATGGCTTACCTTGGTAATGTGTAGTCATGAAAGTAAGAAAACTCAATTCCACGAATGGATACCGTTAAAGGTTCACAAGAATAAAAAAGAAGAATTTTTAGCAGAACAATTTCCTAATATGAAAATGGCTGATATCGAAACACTAGCAGCCATTACTACCGAAGAAGAAATCAAAGAATATGCTCAGAACCTTGGTTGGGACAAAAAACAAGTCAATGGAATTAAACTATAAGTGTGAGTATTGTCAAAAACTTTTTGCCAAAGAAAAAACTTTGGTCGTGCATATCTGTGAGCAAAAACGTAGACACATTAGCCGAAATGAAAAACATGTACAGGCGGGACTTTTAACTTTTCAAAAGTTTTATGACTTTGCACAAAAAGGCAAAACAAAAAAAACATTTGACGATTTTGTAGACAGTCCTTACTACACAGCGTTTGTAAAATTTGGTAGTTTTCTCGTTAATACTAATCCCATCTATCCAGAAATGTTCATAGACTACGTAGTAAAAAGCGGCATTAAAATAGATCATTGGTGCAGAGATGAACTGTACGACACCTACATCAGCGAGTTGATCAAGAACGAACCAGCCGACGGTGCAATACAGCGATCTATAACTACTATGATGGACTGGTCTGATAAAAACAATGCTCCTTGGGAACATTATTTTGCATATGTAAATTTAAACAGAGCCACCCATGATATTAAAGAAGGATTGATAAGTCCTTGGCTGGTATTAAATACAAAGTCCGGGAAAGAGATGCTTCAACGCATGAATGACGAGCAGTTGGAAATCATTAGTGCTGTTATAGATCCGCAGCATTGGATAAAAAAGTTTAAATCTTTGCCGGCAGATATTGAATTGATCAAAGACGTAGTTAAGGAGGCTAGGATACTATAATGAGCAAGAGAAAAATTGTTGAGGAAAAGATCAAAGAACTGGAAGAAGCCATTGAAGAAGAAACTCTTGCTGAAAATGAAGAATACATTTCTAGAGATGATTTAGACATTGAAGTACGTGTGATGCAAGATGAACCGGTAATTATGGTACAGTTTTCTGGTTTTGAAGATCACGAAGATGCAGAAGAATATGCACAATTCCTAGCAGATAATTTACCGTTACTACTTTTTGAAACTACAAGGATACAATAATGCCAGATATTGATATAGATTTTGTTGACAGAGATCTAGCATTGGGTTTATTCAAACACAAAGTAGCCAGCCGAGTTGATAATCAAAATCTAGTCAAGCATAATACAGGTGTATACTTTCATCAAGTACCTGTGGATTTAAAAACAGGATTATGCAAAGTTCCTTATGAGCAAGCAGAAGAACAAGGTTTCTTTAAAATTGACTTTCTTAATGTGGGAATTTATAAAGGTGTTCGAGATGAAGATCATCTATTGCATTTAATGAACACAGAACCGTTGTGGGATTTACTAGAGCAAGATGATTTCAGTAATCTATTATTTCATGTCAATGGTCACGGTAACGTTTTGAGAGCCATGAAGCCTACAAGCATAGAACAGTTGGCTTCTGTGTTAGCAGTGATAAGACCTGCTAAAAGACACTTAATTGGCAAAGACTGGAATACAGTCATGTCTGAAGTATGGGTCAAGCCTGAGAATGATGAATACTATTTTAAGAAAAGTCATGCTATTGCCTATGCTACAGCCATAGTGGTACAGATGAATTTAATCTGCGAAGGCATATCTTACGGATATAATTAATGGCAAAAGTAAAAAATAAATTACCAATGACTGTTTCTTGGAACGGTCCAGAAAAAAGAGAACTATATCTTGACTCACTAATTAAAGAAAATAATTGGAGTGTTGGGATTGAAATAGGTGTACGATTTGGTCGAACCTTATTTTATCTTTTAGATAGCAATCCCAATTTAAAAATGTATGCTGTAGATATTGACATTAGTCAATTTTACAATCAACAAGTAGGATTAAAATACGCAGATAGATTAGTAGTATTGGAAGGTGACAGTGCAACCTTGGCATCAACTATTAAAGAAACTGTTGATTTTGTTTTTATAGACGGAGCACATTCTAAAAAGGCAGTGATCAAAGATATCACTGAATATAGAAAAATACTTAAAAATGACAAGGGGTTAACCGGCCACGATATAGACTATCCGTCTATACAGTCTGCACTATCTGATTTAGGTATTGATTATAACGTGTGTCCAGACAATGTTTGGACTTTTAAATCAACCAGGCTTTCTAATTAACGTAATAGACTTACGTTTAATTCTTTTTACAATAATGTCGTTTAGGCTTGTGCAGGGTCCAAAAAGTACCTTAACATCTTTGGTACTAAAGTTTCTTATTGAATAGCGAAACTCCATAATTTCTTTGTTTAGAAAAATATTGATGGGAATTTGACGATTGCTTTCCCACCACCAAACTTCGCCTAATTCTAAAAATCTCTGTTTTTCCAAGTCTGTACGTATACTAGCATAATCATACATGCTAGTAACTTGAGAATCTTGATTGATGACAATGCCTACATATTCTGCATTGACGTGATTTAGCACGGTTATGAATGGAAAATTCTCTTGTAAATTTTCAGTTATGCGCATAGATAAATATTGCTAGGGTTCCAAATTATGCAATTAATTTCAGTTTATTTATATCCAAACAGGGTCGATGCTTATACAAATTATCTGGCCTCTTGGAAAACAGAGAGGTATCGTAAAGTGTACAATCGCAATCTAAAAATATTTCGCGGTGCAGATAACCGCATCGATATACAAATACGCAATTCAGATGAAAAACCGTATAATGTATCGACCTATGATGATTTCATGTTTAATCTTGTAAACAAAGAAACTAAAGAATTGATCCTTAGCAAAGCCTGCACAGTACAAAGCGCCACCACTGGAAAAGTATATGTAACCCTAACTGAAAATGAATTAACAGATATAGAGTCTGGTTTTTATCAGTATTCTGTCATTGGGCAGATACGTAGCGACAGCGATGCTACCTTAGTCACAGCAAAAACTCCTTTTTATATTGACTCCCAGTACGGTGCATTTGCCACCATTGAAGTATTTGGAGATGTGTTCGGAGAACCGCTCAACAGCATCGTGATTGATGAATTTAGAGATTTTAGAGTTAACAATGCTAGTCAAGAAAAATATCTTCTATCAAGTATTATAGATGCAAGACCCAATCTCAGCACACCTCAGTCCTTGCATACCTTTCAATTTTATTTTACCAATTACACAGGCACTGTGGTTATCCAAGGTAGCCAAAGCGATGGCGGCAATCCGCAGGTATGGGTAGATCTAGATACTGAGCAGATGGTTAATCAATCAACGCCAACTTATAAAAATATTACTGGCAAGTATAATTGGTTTAGGATTAGATTTGGTAATACATTTAATAATTCGGCTAAATTCGTAATTGGACAAACATTTGTTGGTTCGTATGCAGTCAGTGTCTATGATGGTGGATCTGGATACACTGTAGGACAACAATTGGTAATCACTGGAGATCTATTAGGTGGCTTTTCAGGTGTAAACGACTTGAATATCACGGTAACTTCTGTGAATGTAAATGGCGCAATAACTGGAATAACATTCACTGGTGTGTCAGCACCAAACGATCGAAGTTATGTTTTGGGTGCAACTGGAACTCCTACCGCAGGGGCTATTGACAAAATATTATACAGATAGTATAATCTGTGTATGACGTTAGTCGTAGACAAATTTAGATCTCTCTTACCTCGATTCAAAACTAGCCCTAGCGGCTGGATGAGTTTCAATGCTCCCTGTTGTCATCATCGAGGACATCGAACTGACAATAGAAAACGTGCCGGTGTTGTTTTGACCGAAGGCATTATTTATAACTGTTTTAATTGTAAATTTAGTACAGGGTGGACTCCTGGCTCAACTCTATCTCCCAAGTTCAAAACTCTTTGTCAATGGCTAGGCGCTAGTGATGACACAATTAAAGAGTTAACATTTGAAGCCTTGAAAACTGAAGGTGAAGGATATGTACCTACAACTTTTGTTGAACAAAAAATAGATTTTGAAACCAAGGAACTGCCAGAAGGATCAATGCCGTTGCTAGACTGGGTTGAAAGTGCATATTATCAAGATTTAGAAGATCTATTAGACCCTGCTATTTCTTATCTAGTAAGCAGAGGATTTGATCCCTTTGATGGAAATTTTTATTGGAGTCCTGCTCCTGGTTACGATAGCAGAGTGATCATACCTTTTTTCTATGAAGGAAAGATAGTAGGCAACACAGCCAGAAAAACCACGCAAGGCCGTCCTAAATATCTATCGGATCAACATCCTTTCTTTGTGTTTAATACTGATGCACAGGTAGAGAATCATAGATACGTATTTGTGGTAGAAGGCCCGTTTGATGCTTTATCAATAGATGGTGTAGCACTACTCACTAACGAAGTCAGCGAGCAACAATCGAGAATAATTAATAATATGAACAAGGATGTCATAGTAATTCCTGATCAAGATAGAGCAGGGTTAACTTTGATAGATCAAGCAGCAAAACTAGGTTGGAAAGTGGCTTTTCCAACATGGGAAGAATCAGTTAAAGACTGTGCAGATGCTGTAATCAAATATGGCAAATTATTTGTCATGGTAGATGCTATCAAAACAGCCACAGACAATCCAGTTAAAATTGAAATAGAAAAAAGAAAATTGCTAAACAAATTTACCGAATCGGAGAAAAACGATGTTTAAAGCCTTGAAAGATTTTTTTACTTGGCCGTGGAGACGATATCAACAAAATCGTGCCTGGAAGAAAAGATTAGAAGAACTCAAGAAAAGAGACCCGTTCATTTATAAATGATTACCTGGGGAATCAACGCTCTCAATCATGATGCCAGCATTGCTGTTGTTAATGACGGCGAACTAAGATTTTGGAAACGCAGTTCTGAATACACCGGCGTCGCTGGAGATCAATATCTGTGTTCTAGAATTTATCATGATGCACTTACTGCCAGCAACGGTCACGGCCCGGACGAAATAGTTTGGTACGAACATCCTCTTTGGAAAAAATGTAGACAATTCTATGCTGGTCAGTTTTATGCAGCCTTTGATTTAAACGATATGCCTAGCAGGTATCTTAAAAAATTAGGTTGGCCTAATTTTAAGATGTCGTACATTAGTCATCATCTAAGTCATGCTGCTGCAGGTTATTATACATCTCCTTTTAAAGAAGCCTCGGTGGTGGTTTTAGATGCGATCGGTGAATGGGAAAGTATATCAATATGGAAAGCCCAGGACATGAAACTCACTAGAGTTTTTAGCAGATCCTATCCAACTAGCCTTGGTATCTTTTATTCAGCATTTACAGATTTAATTGGTCTTAAACCATTAGGCGAAGAACATGTGCTGCAGAAACTCAGCGAACAGGGCGATCCTTCTAGATATAGAGAACTGGTTAAAAAATATTGGAGGGACGACTTAACTCTTAGGTATAATTTACATAGAGGTGTTTGGAATTGGTCTGATCTTAATATGGATGATCAAGGTAAAAAAGATCTGGCAGCCGCAGTGCAAGAAGAATTTGAATTACAGGCACAGAAAGTTTTTAATTGGGCAAAAAAACTTGCACCTAGCGATAATTTAGTCTACATGGGTGGTTGTGCAATGAATAGTAAATTTAACAATCATTTATCAGATCAATACAAAAAGATTTGGAGTTTGCCTATACCCGGAGATGCCAGTAGTGCTATAGGTGCTGCACTTTATAAACAACAAAAAAGAATTAAGTTGCCTTTCTCTCCAGTAAGACACATAGGAATTAAATGACCAAAAACGATTTATATACTTGTGGTAATCAATTTTTATTAGATACCCATTATCAAGAATACGAACAATTAAAACCTTTCATGATCAAAGATCCAGTGAAAGATTATAGTTTTGAAACTTCTGCTTTTAAGTCATTGCAGTACCCAATATGGCAAGATCCTGTTCTTTCTAAACAGATCAAACATAGAATCTACGATTCTAAAGACTTAGATGATTCAACTGAATTAACCGATACCATATTTAAAATTGCCAAGTGGACTAGAAAAAAACTTTATGAAAACTGCATCTACTACGATATTGAACCTGCTGTAAGTTGGATGATGGATTATCTAGAAGGTGGTTGGCAAAGTGTACATAGTCACGGAAAACGAAGTATCACTCAGGTTATCTATACCGAAGCAGTTGCAGAAGATAGTTCCGATGGCAAAGGATTTTTACACGGTGCGTTTTACGCCTTTATGACAGATGGTAATCCTCCTTGTTATAAGGCTTTACTTCCTACCCCAGGAAAGTGTATAATAGCAAAAGGAGATGTATTTCATGGAGTATATCCGGTGAGAAGTACACCAAGAAAATGCCTCATTATTGATTACGTTATAACATGATAAAAGACTACGGATACGAAGAACAAAAACTATATCTAGAATTGATGTTGGCAGATGCTGAGGTGTTTGTTCGTTGTCAAGGCATCTTTGATCATACATTGTTCGATCGCAAACTACAGGACGCCGCAGAATTCATCAACGAATATGCCAAACAGTATTCTGTATTGCCCGACTATGAAATGGTCAATGCCACTTGCAAGATACAGTTGAAAAAACCTGATGACGCCAAAGAAGGACATCTTGAATGGCTCATGGATGAATTTGAAAACTTTACAAGACACAAAGCATTAGAACGTGCTATCATTGGATCTGCAGATCTTCTAGAAAAGAAAGACTATGGCGCAGTAGAAGTCATGATCAAAGAAGCAGTACAGATAGGTCTTGCCAAAGATATGGGTACAGACTATTTTGCAGATCCTCGTTCTAGATTGATGCGTATCAAAGATAAGAATGGGCAGATTAGCACTGGTTGGCCTAGCCTTGATCGTAGACTGTTTGGTGGCATGAACAGAGGCGAACTGAATATTTTTGCAGGCGGATCGGGAGCAGGTAAATCTTTGTTCTTGGCTAATTTAGGTGTTAACTGGGCATTGAACGGTCTGAATGTTGTTTATCTAACATTAGAACTTTCTGAAGATCTAGTTTGTATGCGTATGGATGCAATGACTACTGGCGTACATACCAAAGAGATTTTTAAAGAATTAGATGACGTAGAAATGAAGGTTCGCATCATAGGAAAGAAATCAGGAGCATATCAGGTCAAATATATGCCTTCTGGTAAAACTGCCAATGACATTCGTGCTTATCTCAAAGAATACGAAATTAAAAATGGACGCAAAGTTGATGTGCTGTTAGTAGATTATCTAGATCTATTAATGCCAATTTCTAAAAAAATATCTCCTGCAGATTTGTTTATCAAAGACAAATATGTGTCAGAAGAACTGCGTAATCTTGCAGTTGAAAGACAATGTATCCTAGTTACTGCGGCACAGTTAAATCGCGGCGCAGTAGAAGAAGTAGAATTCGATCACAGTCATATCTCGGGTGGTTTATCAAAGATTCAAACTGCGGATAACGTGTTTGGTATCTTTACAAGTCGGGCTATGCGTGAACGTGGTCGTTATCAAATTCAATTGATGAAAACTCGTTCATCTAGTGGTGTGGGACAAAAAGTAGATCTAGAATTTAATTTAGAAACACTTAAGATCAGCGATCTTCCAGAAGATGAACAAGAAAGTCATAATGGTGCTGGAAGAGGTGCCAGCAGTATTATTGAGAATATCAAGCGCAAGACAGAAGTACAAAGAGAAGAATCCAATGACAGCAAATCTGGGTGGGAACGTGCTGAGCCCAAAGAAGGATTTAGTCTAGATAAACCCAAGGTGCGGGCCCAGGTAGAAAGTACAAAGTTACGCGAAATCTTGAATAAGATAGGCACAGATGAAGACTCACCGTTTTGAACTTTATCATTGGCACATACGCAACGGTAAAGATATAATAGAAGTAGACTGGCCTAAAGTGCATAAAACTGTAGGCGTTGATCTAATAAATTGGATCAACAAGCAGCCTAAAGAAAAATGTCAATTAGTAGTAGATAAACTAAATGACGATTTCAAATTAATGGCTGAATTCTATGACGAGCAAACAGTAATGACCTATCATTTAATGTGGGCTAAATAATGGATGCGTCTACGAGAATTAAATGAACGTGCAGAATTTGTCACAGTTAATAGAACCCTAAATCCAAAGATTTGGAAGGGCGATCAATTAGATCCCGCTGTTAAATCTAAATTAGTAGAAATTGCTCGTGCCTTTGAAGAATTCGTTGGAATTGATCTAGAGGTAGAAGATTATACTATCACAGGTTCTAATGCCAACTATACCTGGACACAGTATTCAGATCTTGATCTACATCTTATTGTTCCCGGCACTCCATCAGATGAGCAGCGCGAGTTATTCAATGCTAAAAAAGCCTTATGGGCAGAACAGCACAATATCACTATCAAAGGTTTACCTGTAGAATGTTATGTTCAAGGGGAAGACGAACCTCATCATTCGACTGGTGTTTATAGTATCGCTAAAGATCGATGGTTAACAGAGCCTAAGAAGGTCAAACCCGATATTGACGATGCTTCTGTAGAAGCCAAAAAAGATTCAGTGATGCATGATGTTGAAATAGCCATGCTCAGTAAAGATCTAAACAAGTTACGCATAGTCAAAGAAAAATTAACCAAGATGCGCAAAGCAGGCTTAGAAAGAGCAGGTGAATGGTCTGTGGAAAACGTAGTATTCAAGATACTACGAAATCTTGGTATTATAGATCAACTCAGTGAAAAAATAAGAGAGCTCGAAGATCAAGAACTCTCTTTGGAACAACAGACCAACGTTATTAATTAATCGTTCTTATTGCCGAACAGTTGCAATAGGCTCAAGAAGATATTAATAAAATCTAGATATAGTGTCAACGCACCTAGGATTTCTAGATTACCTTCATTTTCCACAGAAACCATTTCACGGATACGTTGCGTATCATATGCAGTTAGGCCTGTGAAAATAACGATAGCCAATGCTGAAATAACCATAGCGGCCACACTGCTACCAATAAAGATATTAACGATACTGGCAATGACGATAGCAATCAACCCTACAAATAAAAATGATCCGAGGCTGGTAAGATCACGTTTAGTAAAGTAGCCGTAAAAACTCATCACACCAAATAGGATTGCACCGCCCATAAATGCCGATACGATACTGCCTATGCTATAGATCACAAAGATTGTAGAAAAACTTAGGCCCATTAGTGCGGCGAACCCATGTAGTGCCAATGTAGCCATAGGCTTGGTCATTTTATAGATACCAAATCCCAATACAAGAATGGCTACTAACGGTGCAAATATCACCACCCATTTCATAGCACCTGTAAAGAAAAATGCCATGGCAGCAGGTGAACTGGCCACTAACAAACTGACAATCATAGAAGTAAGAATGGCCAAGCCCATATGACCATATACACGGCCCATGGCAGAATTGATCTGATCAGCAGTCCTATATCCAAAAGGTGCGTCAGCGATAAAACTATTCATAGTAACATCTCCTAGTTAAGATAGTGTTTATTATACACTAATTTATCAGGTATGTCAATGATCAGCGTTCTAATTGGCCTGTTTTGACACCAACTCGTTTGGCCCAGGGTATGATTGGGCGGAATCGATCTTTGTTTGCTCTATTCTTTTCTAACACAGCCATTTCCAATTCTTTTTCACAGAATTCTTGATTGTCTAGCGTACCTTCCATTAAAAAGTTTTTATGGAAACCCTGTGTAAGATCCAATTCTTGATCTGTAACTAGACTTTGAAAAACTTTTTCAGCCAGCAATTCGTGATTACGCAAGCAGAGATGATTGTATCTAGCATCTAAACCATGCCAATATCGATTACTCATTTCGCTTTCAGGATCATGGAATTCGTGATATTGCACATCACTCATTAGACTACCTTTGGCTATTTTTAATTCTTCAAAGTCCATGCCTTGATCTAGGTCCTGATCAAAGCATTTGATAATCAAAGGTTTCTTCAGTTTTCTGCGCTGTATCTGATAGGCCACATAGGCCAATCTGTTGTTGACATTCATAAGATCTATCATGGGACGCTGGATATAACGTATGTATAGTTCTATGGCCTTGGCTTCTTCTTTGGTAACCCAGCGATCCAGATCTATGATGTTGGCATTGGTCATTTCTGGTAGCCTATCTAAAAACCACACACGGCTAGGATGTGTGAGGCAGATGATCAAATGGTCGTCGGCAGTCATTTCATAATTTAACCATATCTGCAGATGAGTCCATAACCAGTCTTGACTGCTGCCTATGAGACTGTTGTTGACCAATTGTGATTCCTGTCCAAGATGATTTTTTAATTTTTCATTGACTAATCTAGGCCAAGTTAGGGTATTGTCACCTTTGGGCGGACTTGATGCGAAACTGTCGCCTATAACGAATAATCTACTCATATTATTTTAACACCGACCATTTAGGTTTTGTTTTTTGGCTTTGAGCAAGGATCAACTGCATCTTGTCCCAGTCTAATTCTCTACGACAAAACTCTTCGTCTTTGAGACTGTCTTTTTTCAACAGAGCCTTTTGAAATCCCTGATTGAGATCTATGCCCTGTGCTTGTGTGAATGCTGCGATGACTTTATCAGCCATTATTTCATGATTAGACATACACAGATGATTATATCTGCAGTCTACGCCTTGGAAATAATTGGTACTGTCTTCTTCGCCGTCTTCGTATTCTTCTGCCTGTATGTTAAACAGATTGCCTTCTGCCCATACAAGATCATCTATGCCCGCTACTTCTGTGATATCAGTGAAAAAACAATTCATCATCAGAGGCTTTCTTAGACCTCTTTTCAGCACTTCGTAGGCTAGACTCTTACAGCGATTGGTCTGATGCAGAGTATCTAATTCCGGACGTTGTATGTGCTGCATAAATCCCTGTATGGCATCAGACTGTTCTTTGCTGACGTACTGTTGGAAATTTATGATATGGTGATTACTGAGATTAGGATGTTCTTGTATATACCAAAATCTGTTTGGGTGTGTCACTGCTACTATTACATAATCTTCAGGAGTGATCTTGTCTATGGCATTGTTGATGTGCATCCAACAGAAATCCTGTGCTACACCGTGTTGGCTATAGTTGATTAGATCTAGATTGGTGTGCAAGGTGCTGAGATGAGCAGCCACTTGATTGATCCAAGTTTGAGTTTTGGGTTTGGGTTTTCCAGAACTCCATGTATCCCCGGGCGATGCCCAAAGTCCTCGTTGACTGTCTCCTACCACTAACTCGGGCGGTACAGTAAACGAATCTCCAAATATATAAAGTGTGGTCATATGTATAATTATCTGCGCAGGGATTTGACTAGGTTTTTCTTGACAGAAGTTAAATACACATATTATAATAACGAATCATGCTAGAAAAAATCACCGAACTCACTGAAGAACTATTACGCCTACTCAAGGACGATCCAGTGCGTCCTGAAATCCCTGCGGATTTTCGTGTAGACGATCACGGATCAGTTTTTGTATTAAAGAATGATCAAGGCGAAACCACAGCAGTGACCTGTGTGAAATTTCTAGCAGGCATACCAGAAACTGTGGAAGATCTGCATACTCTGGCCAGAGATTCAACTACTGCGGTATTTTACACCATATGGTCATATGCTTCGGGTGCGGGTCGTGACCTCATAGAGCAGGCACAGCAGGATATCAAAACCCGTATGCCCGCAGTGAATACTTTTGTTACACTAAGTCCTAAAACTGAGATGGCTCGTAAATTTCACCTGAAAAACGGTGCTGAAGTTTATAGAGAAAATCCAGATACAGTCAACTATCTATATCACTGATAGCCGGGTTTAGAACCCACTTCATATCTAGTGATTTCTGCTACCCATGTATCTCTGCTGCGGTCAGCCTGAGTCTGTGCAAAGCGTTGCGCTTCTTGATTGGCAGTTTCTTGATCAGTGATCACATAGCCGTCTAGAAACTGCTTTTGTAGGCGTATGTTGGTGCGTGTGTTACGTGCCATGATTTTCCATGCTTGCATGATATCACTCCCTGTTTGTAATATTTAGCCCTAGTCCTTTTTAAGGAGCCGGGGGCATGCCTCGAACAGTATAGTTAAAGTTTAAGACTATGCGAGTTTCATGCTGATCAGGAGTGGTAGAACTGTGCATGTGTTCCCCGGGAAAGTCTATCCACGAGTTACGAGTAGGTGTTTGCCGCAGCCATTCTGTGTAGCGTCTGCTAGGTGAAGTTTCTTCAAAGATCACTGTGTCACCACTAGAGGTCATGGGATACCATATGCCTGCACGATGTGGATACTGTTGGTCTTTGTGTGGACTGTGCTGAATCTGATGAGGAGTACGTGTGCTGAGCCCCAGCCTAATGCGTATGACTTCCTGTAGTTCTTGTCCTGTGCGATCACAGGCAGCAATTAGAATCTGTATGGCGCTTTCTGCCAAAGGACTGGCTGGCTCGTCATTTTTGTACACAAGATGACTGAACGATCCTGCATATTCGGACAAACTGGCTAGATCGTTGGGGTTAGCAGTATAGGGCAGATAGAACCAGGGTATTTCTTTGCTGGTAAATTTCTGCGACTGATATTCACAGAGTTGTGGTGATAGTAGATCCGTGACTTGATGTATCATCACGTACTTATTGTATGGTTAACAGTTGTAATCTACGATCTGGATGCAGCATGGAGCAAAGGAACTTCTGTATGTGATAGAACCAATTGCCCAACTGTGTGAATCTCGAATCATGGCTGAAGTCAGCCAAGGTATAGTATGTGGAAATACCCAGTGTGGCATAGTAGTCCATGGGTATGCCACGGCGCTGTCCATAATCGGGTTGTAGACTGCAGAATATCAGTGTTGAATCTGCAAACTCTCTAAACGGCCCGGGTCTATATACAGAATACAGTCTAAGATATGATTCCGCAAACGAAGGAGTGGGTACAAAATCGGGCCTATCAAAACGCTCTACTAGTATGTCAGTAAGATACTCCAACAGCAATTCAGGCGCAGCAAAACCCACTTGCGCACTGTGATCCAGGACCAAGGTCCTAAACTGCTCACGGACCGCGTTCATAGTAGAATCAGTTTATACTGGTCTTAGTCCGTGTACTGCAGGATTGTATTCAGCAGGGTTCTGTGCAGATGCTAGTACTTCTGGCACTTCTGGTGTGATACCTTCATCTGGTACGAATGGATGCACTTTGGGTGCTTGTACAGCAGTATCGCTCTTTTGACGCTCAGCATTTAGTCTAGCAGTTTCTTCACCATGCTTGATGAATTCTTTAGTGGTTTTAGCCATTTGGTTATTGCTCCTTGTATTGATATTTATCAGTACGGCCCCAGGAAATCCTTGCCCATAAGCGATCATACAAGTAGAATGATGTCATCCAAACAGCATTTATAATCAGTGTAGGAACTAGAGCATCACTGATACTCTGTCCAGTAAACAACAACATACAGTAGGTAGTGATCAAAACCCATATGCGATATATGACTGTTTTAACTAGACTTCTAACTGGAGTTTCGTAGATCATCGTAGAATCAACTCCATGAGTATTATAACGTCCACCCAATCTAAAGGCGGTTGTGTAACGGGTACAATCATTGGCTAACTGTCCATGCTATGATCGCTAGTACTAGCGTGACTAGAATCCATCCCCATTGATCCCATGTAGTTGTGGATTCTGTATGGGCGTAAAAGCAGTCCATGTCGGGATCATAGCGATACTTTCTGCCCTGAAACTCTATAAAGGTGTTGTAGGGATCATGCATAATAGTATATAGCCCAAGGGGCGCTGCGAAAATTTAATCGCGAAGCGCAGCGCAGATTTTTTTAATCTGCTGCGAAGCAGCAAACGCGGTCAGCAAATGGGTCTTGCAGAGTAAAAATCTGCTGTGCGTATTTTTTCAAATGACCCGAACTGTACTAGTATGGTGATTCTACACGGGCACACGCAGTGGAAAAACGTAGACTGAACTCTGTGTGTATTGGGCCTAGGGGAACCCAGAATCTAGTGCGATTAAAGTGTATTTCATGATTGAGTTCATAGTGACGTATAAACTCAAACACTGACTTGATCTGAGGATCTTGCGTTAATATATAGTATTCGATCATGAAAAATAGTTAGCCCAAATGGGTCCTGCAGGTAAAAAAATTGGCTGCGCAAAAAAATTGGGTAGTAACTTTATCTATTCAGGGTGGTGATTTTAGACCATTAGTCATAAGTTAGCACATACTAACATATACACACTATGCCGGCCACCCCACCATAGGCCACCACCCACCACCGACCTCAACACCTCGGAGTCTGGTCAGGTCGGCACTGCCTCAGGTGACCACAGCATCTACGCTCTGCGGCATTGTCCCAATTGGGCAACTGTTCGAACAGGCTCTGTCCCGGCTTAGGATCCCACGCAGCATCTCTAGGATCGCGTGTAGCGCAGCCTGCTAACAGTATGCTAACTGCAAATGCGGCTAATAGTATCTTTGACATCTGCTGTGATCTCTGTGTGTTGATCCATTACTGCTGCGATCATTAGTTGATGTACCACCGCAGCATCCTGCTTGTACTGTGGGGGCATACTCTGTATAAGGGTCTGTACCTGCTCTTGTGTTTCACAGTTCCAAAGCAGATCAGCGATCTGATACTGTTGACGGGTCAGGCCTTCTAGTGTGATAGTCATGGTGCATCCTTGATCTTCTTAAGTATGTTCTCACGCTCTAAACGATCTACTTCTGTTTGATATACGAAACGAATACCATATACAAAGAACACCATGGCCCATACAATACCCACCCACTCTATACCAAAGTAGGTAACGGCCACGCTGTTGGCCACTCCCAACAGCAGTGCTGATGCTGCGAATATCGCTGTGCGTTTTACAGCCACTTGTTTAAGGTTCATATTAGATCTCTTCCCTAACCATTAGTGTGCCCAAGTATAACAGCATAAGGCTAGTTACAGCAACACCTATGCTGGCTATGAGTTCTGCTGTTTCCATTGAGTTCTCTACACCGCCTATGCCAAAGCCTGCGCCTACGATGCCTACGATCACTGCTGCGATTCCAATTTTCTGTTTCATTGTGTATCCTTAAATTTTAGTTAAAATCCAAACCTTGACAGCGAATATCACTGTGACTGCCACTGCTGTTATGATAATCTCTAGACCTGTCATTGTGTGTCCTTTGTTGCTATGTGTTAATTATAAGGCCGTTTAGCCAAATTGTCAACCAATTGCGTTCGATAACCCTACAACACACAGGACTATTGCCACACCATTGATGATCATCTGTTGCTTATTTGCCACACGATAACTCCATGTAAAGAAGCAGGCAGCACCTACTAGGGCCACTGCATTACGCAGATTATCGTATCCTGGAAAGAAGTTAGAGATCACATACATTGTGAGTATGAAGGCAGTGCCTAACCATTGGATTGTTTCATTTGTTTTGTTCATGTGT